ATTGCTCCCTACGGGCAGTCATCGCCATAAAATGATGAACTTACTTTATCGTCTGATATTTTTCTTGGCGCTGCCTTTTCAACTTTTCCTTGATCAGCTAACGCACGTTTATCGCCTGTCAGGCCCAATTCATTTTCTGCCTGCCCTCTCTGCTGAACAAATTCCTTCTGTACAGCATCATCGTCTGTATACTTCTCATCCAGCGGCCCCTCTGGGCGGACGTTTATCTGCCCAGCCCTTGCTTGTTTTCCGGTAATCTTGTAACCTATTTTGTGCTCAATTTGTCCGTATACTTGCTTGTCTTCAACATATGAAGTTATCTCAAAAAATACTACGCCGTAACTAAAGTAGTCTCCCTCGTTAACAACGATATCTCTGTCTAAAAGATCTCGAGCATGCAGATACACTGTTATTGTGCCAAATTCTTCACCGCCAAATCGATTCGTTCTTACTTCATAAGGTGACCATTCAATCAGTCCCTCAATCTCAACAGGAGGATCAAAAACTTTTTCGACTGCCTCTTCATAGATTTCATGTACGTCTGTGAGATCCTCACGGATTCTATAATAGAATATCTTTTGACCCGCGACGTCCTTTGTCAACTCTTTAGTGAGGTCAGATATGTAATCGATCTCACGAGGTGTTATGAAAAGTCTTGCCATCGATTACACCTACCCTATTATAAAAGCTTTGCCGTTTGGCATCGGTATCATTTTAAGAATTCTAGTCAATGCTTCTGAAGCTGCAGCCTCGGATTCGAGCATCGCGCTGTAGGTCATCGTTTCCAACATTTCTTTTATTTCAGTACGCAACTCAGTCTGTTCCTCACGACCCTGTGATACGAGATCAGCGCCGTTAAGCGTCAGCTCAGCGCCTGGAATTGGAATGCTAGCAAACTTAGATCTGATTAGTCCTAATAGTTCTTTTGACAATGCAAGTGCGTACTGCCTTGTCCACTGCCTTCCTATTGAGTTGATTCTGCTATAAATCAGATTTCCAAACGGCACATTCGAAAGATTAGAAACTCCTTCGATTGTACTGTCTGAGAAAGCTGGGCTCATAGGGTCTCCGCGGAAACCTACGCGTATATACAGATGCTTTGTTGATCCGGTGTTCACATTAGGTGTCGGATATATTCTCAACTTTGTTCCGACTATCTTATACGAAAAGTTTGATCGCCTAACTCGTTGTGACATCTCGAGCATTCCGCCCCTTAGGACATCTTCGAAGACGGGCAATACATAGAAGACCGTTTCTGGCGTGAATGATTCAAAAGAAAACTCATTATTCAAGTAGTTGACTGCTGATGTCGAATCGAAAAATCTATAAGCAGCAGATGAATCGAAATGCATGATCTCTTGAATTTTCATCTTTGTTTTTGGGTTGTTTGCTGCATTGTCAAATAACCTATTTCCGTCTGCGTCTTTGAGTTCATCGTAGATATCATAATCTTGTCGATTATGCTCTAGGGCAATTGAGCCGCTAAGTGTATTGAAGGAGCCGCCGAGGCCGGCTTCCATTGCGTAGGGCTCGCCTCGTCGAAGCATGAACTCAAAATTTTCTCGAGGGAACCTCTGCTCTGACCCAGATAAAAATGATCCTGTGGGCGCTCCGAGGAGATTTGCTAGCTGTGATTTTGCCTGATACTGATTCACAATTGAGCCATATTCACAAAAAGCTTCTTCGAAGCATGCCCAAATTTGCTTTTTTGTCAACTCAACTGACAGAATGTCATCGCCCAACTTGCGCTTGACAAATGTTATCATTGCGTCTGATTCAGTTTGAAAACTAGAATCAGTATCGAAAAACCCAAACGGTGTTGGTCTAAGGGTATTTGCGAAAGTTGACATGCTCGTTCTCCTGGGGCTTATCTTCCATTAGATAATTATGATGAACAAAATAACAGAGATACCACCCTATAAGAATTTCATGGCAAAAATAATAGCGCCCATGGCAAACTGTACAACAGCAAAGATTGTGATCGCTTTGGTCTTGAATAATTTGAGATCTTCGATCTCTTTCATCGCTGTTTGAAGCTGAGTGGGCGATACAACTTCGTCGACCTTGTCTTTCCACAGCTTAAGCTCATCAACCCTGTCTTCTCGGACCTGCATTTTTGCTAGCTCTTGTTTTACTTCTATTAATTCTGTTCTCAGACCATCGATACCGTCAGCTAAAGTTTCTAGCTCTTTTAGGACTAGCCTCGAATATTCATTCCATCCATTTTGATTTTCATCAGACATTACTCACCCTCCTCTTCGGATAAAAGCTTACGTAAACGACTAACGGATAGAGCATCTTGTGCAGCCTGTTTAATGGCGTCTAAGTCTCCAGCTCCATCAACAATCTCGACGATATCTTCTAGCTTGCTAATCATTATTGCATTACTAGATACATCCCAAGCGATTCCAACGACCCCTAAAATACTTCCATCCTCATCTGGTCTGGGTACTAACCTCGTGTAATAAATGTGTTGTTCATCCTGAATAAAATACGCTTGAGCTTTGCCCTGTAGGGCTTCGTTATGCTTTTCAATTGCATCTTTTCTCATGTTTGGACACTTAAAAATATCGTCTAATGAATTGACTGATTTACCCCCACATGCAAATGCTGTGCCCCTGTTAGAAAGCACAACATGTTCTCTATTGATTGACCACATTGTTACAGGCAAGGGAAAGCTTTCAATAAAATTCTCAAACATTTTTAAGTCACGCTTGAGTTGATCATCTCTTACAGACAGATCTTCAACAATCTTTCGGAGCTTATCTAACCTCTGTCTGTGATCTGATTTCTTTCCTTTTGCCATGCTACTAAATATGCATTTCGAGAACAAAAAAAAGGGACGACCCAAACGAGTCGTCCCTTAGAAAGACAAATATTATCTGTCTATTTTTTATGCAACTGATAGCGAGTGATAACCTCGGAGGTGGAGATACCATTTGCCAGCAGTAACTACTGCCGTGGCGACGGTTGTAGTAACAGGATCATCTGTGGTGACGATCTTCTTCCTTACGACAGCTGTACCATCTTTGTCTGTGACCAATGCACCGTCCAACCCTACAATAGCGCTCAGCGCCAAAACAGCCTTTGCGCCGTTGCTGGTTGTCACGAAGCCGTCAGGATCGTTAGATGTTCCTGCAGTACCGATGACCATTGTAGCAGAGCCGCCCGAAGTCACTGCTGTGATAACCTCAACCCAACCATCGACGATAACGAATCCTCTAGGGATGGACTGCGCGTTGCCGTTAGCATCTGTTAGCGTTAACTCGGATGCGGCACCGCCTAGCGCATCGAAATCGTACATGAATACGAGTGTCTGCATTTCTGGTGCTTTATCTGCTCGGCGCTTGACCGAAGCACTGGGACCCAAATCAACAAGATTTTTTCCTGTGGACTGGACTAGTCCCTTTTTTGTTGTGTACTTAATTACTGGCATAATCTTTCTCCTTATGTTCCCATGATTCCGGTCCGCCGGGGATATCGGCTGATTATAGTGGGCCGGGCCTACTGTTAAATAGGCATCAAAGAAAGATTAATCAAGACAAAAGACCCGCTTTACGTAGTTTTGATGCTAAACCTTCTGGGCCTTCTCTTTGACCACGCTGGAGATCATTATGAAGTATGTCAATTAATGCTCTCAGTTTGCTTTCTGTCTCTTCGAATCGTCTCGTGAGATCAGAAAGTTGAGTATCTAAGTTAGACGCTCTCTTGGGTACAGGCGCTGGTATTGGTGGCGCCTTAGTTTTTGGTGCTGAAGCTTTCGAACTTCTTTTTGGCACCTTCTTGGGTTTAACCGGTGCAGCTTCTGTTTTTGTCTTAGACGTTTTATCCATCATCACTTCTCCTTGATAATATACCATTATTGTACTACAACGTACACTAAAATAAAACAAAAAAAGGGGCGTCCCGAAGGACGCCCCTTAGTAGAACGTTGTTCTAAGTTAGACTTAGATGATGTTCATATCGAGAACCGTAACGGATCCGTAGAAGTCGCTTCGAACCATCTTCTTACCGTAACGAGTCATCACGCCCTTGCGAGGAGTGAAGTCGTCTGGCGCGAAGATCGTCGGAGTGACGATAAGCGGAACGTACGGAGCATAGACGTAGCCAGTCTCAAGGTAGCTTCCGCCCTTGTAGCCAACGAGGATCTTATTCCGTGGGAAGTAAGGATCCTTGTAGACCGTAAAGCGGTTGCTCAGAGCACCAACCTTCTCAGCACCGAGTGTCATCGGAGCACTAACCTGTCCCTCACCATCGAGGCTGTATACCGGCTTGTAGAAGACGGAAGACTCGAGGATGGTTGCGACATCAGGTCCAACCACGATGAAGTTCGCGGAGCCGCGAAGCGTCTTGCGGTGGATCTGGTTAGCAGCATCGATAATAGTCTCAGTGAGAGTCTCATACCACTCGCGTACCGTACCAGCCCATGCGGGTCCTGGGTGCAGCGAACTGCCTCTCTGTGCCTCAGCGCCTGTCTCCTTGTTGACAAAACGTCCAGGAGCACGCGACCAGTAGAGATTAGCTCCACCAGCCTGCGTCAGGAGATCGTTAAGGATCTCTCGATCAAGCTCAAGTGCGATCTGCTCGGAGAGGATCTGAGTAAGCTCCACCTCAGCGTCGAGGCTGTGGTAAGCGTTCAGGTCCTGAGCAAGCTCTGGGGTCCAGCGAGCCTTCAGCTTCCTGGTCTGCGCGGTTACCGCGAGTGACTCGATCTTGATGTCGATCTCAGGAATTGTTGGACTCTCTGCCTCAAGGTTGCGAGCAGCTGTTGCAGACTCAAATGCAGGAATGACGAGTGTATCGGCGTTCCCAGCGCTTGAATCTAGCTTCGAGCTAAGCACGTACGAGACTGTAAATGCAGCATCATCATCTGTGTCGATGTTAGTTCCGGAAAGGACCATAAGCACGTGTGCGTTAGATGCTCCCTGAATTGACATTGGCGCAGAGGTAATTGGTGAAGAAGCAGTACCAGCCCATGTGACTAGCTGATTCAAACGACGTACGTTATAAACGCTTCCACCCTGAATAGCCTCAGGGATTGCAGCCAGGTCTGAACCTGCAGCAAGAGCAGCATCAGCAGCATCACGCACCAGAGCAACATCCTTAATCATGGTCCCATCGGCTGAGCCGAAGTTCGCCGTGGAGAAAGGTACCAGACAGAAGAAGAACTTACCTTGTTCATTCTCAATCAGGTCGGTGAGCTGTGGGTCAAACTGAAGAAGCTTGCCATCAGTACCGGTAGCATGCATCGGAGTCGCTACTGCTGTGTCAGCAACCTTAAGTGTTGCATTTTGCTGACCTGCATAAACGAGGCACTTAGAAGCACCTTCTCCGATTGACGCGAGTGCTGTGCTTCCATGCACGCGTGTGTAGCCTGAACCAACAAGATCATACTGACCACCAACCGCAAGCGATCCGGACTGGATGCCCTTACCGACTGGATTGTTGTAGATTGACTTGCCAGTAGAATACGTGTATCCCTGTGCAGTTCCACCGACGTTAGAGCCGTAGGTGTAATCCAGGTAGAAGAGAAGACCCGAAGGAAGACTCATCGGCTGGATTGAAACGAGATCGTTGGCCACAAGGCCTCCGAATACTCTGCGAACGATTGGGAAGGCGACGTTAGTGAAGCCACGGATATCGCCGCTGTCAGCCAGGTTACCACCGCCAGTACCGAGAGTTGAAGCCTCTCTTAGTAGCTGTGATGCCTGATTTTCAAGCAGACGCGCCATGTTTTCACGCTTGACGTCTTCAAGACCTCTGAGGAGTCCGGTACGAGACCACTTCTCCATCAGACGTCGGTTCTGAGCGCCCAGGTGACGTTCCCGGATTCCCTCAGTTAACTGATCTAATGTAAAAGACTTAGACATTTGTTTATCTCCTTATGATAGTTTTAGTGTCGATTTTACTTGTTTCCTGCGATTCCTGCAAGAACAGCCCATCGATCTACCTCAACACCATTTCCTGCCGGCTGAGCCGAGCGGGTTGATCTGGAAGACGAACCGAGTGTTCGTGTTCTGCCCTCGCGCAGTGAGCGAGTTTTTCCCTTAAGGGAGGCAGTTAAGCTTTTATAGAGGAGCTTAGCCTCGCGGAGCGTCTTGGCATTATCTAGAGCCTCAACAATTGCCCGCTGTTGCTTTTGTGAAAGATTTCTGTTCTGCATAAGCTTATTTGCATAAAGAAGCTTAGCATTGAAAAGATTCATCTCTGTGAGTTGTCCCTTCAAAGCACTCGTTGCCTTCTTATACTCGTTCAATTGACGAGCCAAGGCACGGACCTTTCTGGTTTCACTAATTCTTGCGCGTCGTCGACGGCGTGATTCCGGCATAGCGTCTCCGCCTGCTGGTGCCCCTCCAACGTCTGGATTCGGTGCGTCACCAAGTTCATCTGCAAGAGCATTTAGAAGAGAGTCCTCATCCACATCAACAAATTCCTCATCTTCGACGTCTCCGCCTCCAAATGAATCTGCTGACTGTGAAGGCTCATCAACACCTGATGTCTCTTCTGCTAGTCTGCGCATGCGCTTAAGTTCACGGCGGAGCATAGTTTCATCGATCTCGTAGATTTCGTCCATCTCGAGCTCTAACTCTTCATCTCCACCCTCTTCGTCACCCTCTTCTTCGGCACCCTCGTCTTCCTCAGCGCTTACCACGTTGACATCGAGAGCGGAAACATCAGCCTCACCTGGATCCTCTACTCCGAGAGCCTCGAGGTCCTCGTCCGCGAGGACAAGATCAAGCTCGTCGAGAGCTTGCTGTCCAGATTGCTGGTTCCCTTCTGCCTCGAAAAGGAAGTCGAAGATGTTCCTGTTGTTTCGCCTTGACATTATTTTCATCTCCTTAATGATTGAATCAATCCTTGCTTTTTCCAGGATAACACCACCTGTATCCTGCTCTGTAAGTATTACTTGGCGGCGCAAAATGACTGTCTCTCTTGCTAGAGTTTCAAAAATCTTTGCTGCCTTGACTTTGTGCGACTTTGTGCCGCGGTGGCTTGCAAAAGTAAATCCCTTCTTAAAAAGACTTAATCTGCGTTCTAATAACGATAAACGATTTTTAAGCTTCTTTCGGCCTGTATTGCTTCTAGAAACCATCCTGGCTAGTGACCTGCATCAACTTCAATGCTTACATCACCAACGTCAATCGAAAGACCGCCAGATGGGTCAATATGAAGATCTGCTCCACCTGGTGCAACAGATCCATCGGGAGCTGCTACGGGTGCCTGTGGGATTTGTTCCGCAGAAAGAGCATCTAAATCAACTGTAACTGATTCAGCATCTGCCAGTTCTTCCTCTCCAGGGATAAGATCTTCATCTGTCTCATCATGCTCTGTTTCACCTAAAAGCTGCTGCTCAATTAAATTTCTGATTCTTGGAGTTACAGCATCAATTATTTTGTTCTTGGCATTTTGTTCTGCCATCTCACGTAACCGATGTGCTTCAGCGATTGCTTCTTCATAGAGATTTTGGCTCATTTTCACTCTCTCTTAATGATTGTGCGAGTCGTTCGTGTCTATAAATATGACATTTCCGACCATTTTTTCTTTTCAACGTTTGATCTTTCTTTTGTCGTCTGTTCCGGAGATGCTATTTTGGTCTTTTTGTTGATTCGATCGATGCCTAGCAGCACCTTCTCTTTTCTTTCTTCTGCGTTTTTGTTGTTTAGTTTCGAAAATAAGCGAGTCCTTGTACTCCTTTACAATTCCCTCTTTCTTACACTTCCTTATAAACAATTTGATCAACTGTTCGGAAGTTCGTATTTTTCCGCCTAATCTAACAGACACATGAGCTGGCTTAGCCAAAATTACACACTTATTCTATCCCAATATTGTTTCTGTGAGTCTTTAGGATATCCCAGATACTAAACTTTTCAGAGCTTTCTTCATCTTCAGCAGCAATAACAACTTTATCATGAGGCTTGGACCAGCCTTTTTTAGTCCCACCCACTTCGCCCGTCTTGAGAGTGATATAAGAAGCACTGCCGCCAGAACTTTTTGGTGCTGTTTTCCAAGTGCCCGGGAGGGGCACCATTGATTTGCTAGCTATTTCTACCGCTAAAAGCACGTCATCAGCCCTGGTAAAACAATCAGAAAGTTTAGTATTTCCTGCAACAAAGTAAAATGGATCAGTCTTAGCATAATCTCCCGGGTCCATTGTTTTTGCTACGTAATTTTTTTTCGACACTTTTTCAGATGTCTCAGAATCTACGCTAGAATATTCCAAATCCTCATAGGGATCTGGGTCTGTATACGGAAAGCTGGTGTTTGATATTCTCTGTCGTTGTTTATCATTAGACAGCTTTGCATAGCCTAATTCATCTCTTGCTGATCCTGGGCCTGATGCTGTAGATCTTGAAACAGTTTGTGCTATTTCTCGTATGAGACTCTTTATAAGCTCTCTTTCCATGATGTGATTAGGTCGGATCGTCGTGCGGCATTATTTCCGTATTAGAACCCAGAAGTCCCTGTACTCTCGTCACACCTGATGTCGCAGAATCAAAGAGAGTGTGAGTATGCGCTCGAGTCTTTTCTGACTGTGCCAATGGGCTATTGCCAGGCTCATCAGACGAAGGCCCTCTCATGGGTGCCCTTGTTGTCTTATTTGCCACTGGATCGACAGGCACAACATTCGGATACTGACCGTAATCACCACCTGGGACTGATGCAACTTGAGGTGTGAATGGACCGCCAACACCGAAACCAGAATCTTGAGTTACTTCAGCACCCACGTCGGGCGCGCCGCCGTTCGGCTTACCATCAGCGACATAATCTCTGGATAAAGTATCAAAACCCCAGTAAGAAGGTGCACCAGCAGCTAGCGCAGTTCCCTTTGTTATATCACCCTCGAGAACTAGTTCCTCAAAGGCTTGGACGGGATTATATTCTGGCTCGCTTCCCAATAAAGGAGAAGCAGGATAAGCTGCTGCTATCCTCGCCTTGTTGTGTACAGCGCCCTGTGCAGTTTCGTTGTTAGAGAGAACACTATCACTTTGTGGTTCAGTCTGATTAATAGTATTTGTTTGCAGTCTGGCCACTATAGTTTACCTTATTCTGCTGCGCTTCTGCCCAGAATATACTCACCCAGGGTGTGCGCCGAAGTTCTTTCAGACGACTTCTTCGGAGAAAGCTGAGAGCCTACACCGGAGCCCCATGTGTCAGCCGGGGTCTGTCCAAATCCCTCGGGAGGATCGGGAATGTCTGCTGGGTTGTGGCTTCCGGGTCCTGGGGATGCTGGATTCGGTACGAAAGGACTCGCAGGAAGACCGCCGCCTCCCGTTTCAACATCAGCAGCAGGATCTGGTGCTTCTAAATAATTTGGATCATGAACGCCGAAGGTATGTCCGCCATCATTAATGGGGCCGTCAAGTATCATTGTCTGCCAAGCTTCTCGCCGCTCGTCATCAGTGATCTCTTCCATATAGATTGGAGACGCAGCAAAACATGCCTTGTTTTGATTCGTGTCTGATCTTCCCATAAAACGTTCTGTGACTGGTGCTTCAACGGTTACTTGCTTATGCTTTGGCATTGTTGTCTCCTACTAATTTAGCCGAGCTTTCGAACAACCCTGGAACGAAGCTTTTTCTTCGCTTCCTGGATTCGATACATCTTTCTTTTGAGCTTTCGCTCTTGAATTTTCAGTGCCTTCATAAAATCGATATCTTTAGCGATTGTGTCGGCTTCCTCGCCGGCTTCAGTCTCTTCAGCATCGACCTTCTCAGGGTCTTCGATACCCGCTTCGATCGGGTCATTTTCTCTAATAATACGTCTCTTCTCTTCTAGAACAATTTTTCTTAGAAGAGATGGTGTGAGCTTGCGAATTTTTGACATTACTTTATCTCCTGCGAACTTAAAAAGCGCTTAGCGGGTCCTGTTAATACATATTCACGAGCGCTAAAATCTTCTATATCCAATTAGCTTAAGGTTTTTCAGGGGCTTCGCTAAATGCTAATGCAGCCCAGTTCTGGGATGCGCTGGAACCAAATACTTCTTCAAGATCCTGTCCTGGCGCAGCTGTCTCTTGAAGCGAAGCTTTTCCTAGAGCAGTATCATCAGTCATTTGATCTTGAAATGTTCCTCGAGCAGTGTCTTCAAATATTGACGCCATCAATGGGTCGTCTGTAAGCGATGACACGTTTCTAGAAACTGCTTTATTAAATCCAGTATTTTTCTTCTTGGCTGGTTGTCGTTTTGTCTGGCGCTTCTCTTCAGGCATTACAGCAGTTACTAAACTCCTGGACTCATTAATTTCGTTTTTAGAGCCCTGAAGACCCTCGGTGAGGATCTCTACTAGACATTCTTTAACAATTTGCTTGAGGTCACCCCTTCTTAGCTTAGCCATTATGCTCCGACTCCATCTATCGTTGATATATCTGGAAACATATCTCGTTCGATTCCCGTAAGGCCCGCATGCACGTAAACTGTTTGTGGATTTGCGCTAGCATAAATCAGCAAATCCTTACACTTTATCTCGAAAGACATGTTTGTGCCTGCAGGTATCAAAAATATATTTTTATTTGCCAACCCAGTAGTGCTGTATGCGATCCAAAATTTAGCTGAACTATAAACAGTTACCCATCTAGTGACATAGGGAAACTTAACTGTCTCTGTAAGTACTGCATCGGTACCAGACTCAACAGTGACGCCCAATGCCGTCCCATTTACAACTTGAACAACGTAAGGGATACCGCTTTGTTGATACTCACCCACGTTGTTGTGATGAGACTTTTGATAATGTAATGCCATTCTACTCTTCCTCCCAGCTCAGGATATCGTTAAAAATTCTATCAATTCTATCAGAACGAGTAAAGTGTCTATTCAAATCATGCTCACTAACTTCTCTGCCTTCGCGCATCATAAAAGCTCCCGGGGTTGATGGCTCAGAAACAAAGTCCCAACAAATGAGTTGAAAATCGTCTTGCACAATTTGAAGATCTCCATCTTGCTTAGTCGATCCTACACCCCTGGAAGATATTCCTAAAGTCACACCAGACTCAACTAGGCTCTGTAAAATTTTTCCGCTTGGTGTATCTAACAGTTCAACAGATCCGTAGCATGTATCATCTTGCATAAAAGCTTCTCTAACGATGTGTGAAGCGTTCTTGAGCTCAACCACAGACGAGTCAGGGTGATCGCATTCTCCAAGAGCTCTATTTTCCTCGATAAACTTTTGATAATTTCTTATCTCTCGTTCGAGAATAGGCTGTGGGTATATTCGTCCATTTTGATTAAGAGTGTCTGCTTTTTGTAGAACACCCTTAAGGACTATCTTTCCATTGTTCTGCTTCTTGGACTCTTCAATCATTTCTGAAGAATATTCAAAAGCCAGCCATTCAGTGAGCAGTTTCTTATTCATTGTTTTCCTCCGAGATCTCATTGCTAAGCTTTATTGTCGTCAAAAATCTAGCAACATTTTTATCTGATACATCATCGGTATCAAGTGAACGAACTGCTTCTAAAACTGAGGGTATTTTCTTTAACATGAACTCGCTAGAACATGTGCGCTTATAGGCATCGACAGATTTCATCGCTGAATCCTTCTGCTCTAACATGAGACTTTTTACAGTATCACTGTTCCCTGCCTCTCTATTGAAAACAAGCTCTCGTATAAGAGATCTTTGATTACTCGTCAAAGTTATTCCATATCGCTTGTTAAATTTTTCTCTCATGATCTTGACAGTCAGTTTATCAACATTGTTTGATCTTAGCTCTTCCAGATCTAAAGAGGACTTCTCTGTCGTAAGCCATCCATGAATTTTATCTTCATACAAGGCAACTCGCTTAATGTCAGCTTTGTTTCCAGATCTCCAGTCATTCAAAAGAGTTTGTATAGTCGCATAAGTTCTGTAATCATCAATTCTTGTCGAATAAAATGAAGTGTCATCAATAATATGATTGATTTCTTTAACTAAGGTAGACTTCTCTTTACGAAGCTGTGTTCCATCATGATCTTGTGCTGCAGTCTTTGCCTCTGTCAAAATCTTCGCAGCGATTGAATCAGAGCTCACTGTTGTCTTTACCAGCGCGTTAAATAGTCTGAACTCCTTATGGAGTTCCGTGCCCTTTCGAAAGTTACGCTTAAGAACATCCAGCACAACATCAGCACGATCAGAGTCTCCTGCAACAAGTGCTTCAGACACTTTGCGGACTAGTTGCTCGTAGATAATTCCCACATTTCTTTTCTTATTATGCGATTTACTCATCGTCTTTTGAACTCACTAAGTCTTCAAGATTGAACTCAACGTCCTCATCTTCATCTGGGAACTCAGATGCCTCATTAAGTATGGTACTACGTTGAATACCTATGGCACTCGACATATTACTTAATGCCCTCTCAATGGACTTAGTCATTCTAGTATGACGCTTTATGTTGTCATCTAAGAATTCATCTACTACAGGTGTTCTAGGAAGCATAGCTTCCTTGAATCTGATAGACTTAGAATCGAGCGGATTCTTAATGAAGTCATCATCGAACGGCTTATTCATGCTATCTTGAGCGCGACCGGGTTTTCCTATAGAAACCATCTTTGCAAGATCAGGCATGTGTAGCGCTTCTGGCCCTGCTGTTACTTTTCGACTCTTCTTTATAGGTTCATTGAATATATTTCTTATCTTTTGCTGTGCTTTGACAGGTGCGTCAGTATCCGATATTGAAAAGTTAACTTTAATTTCATCATCCTCTTCATCTTCATCTAGATCGTCTTTTTCCTCATCTGGCTCAGACGTCAAAAGCGGCCCTTTTTTAGAATCAGCTGCGAAGAGGCCGCCGCCACCGCCTGCTTCTTCTCCGCCGCCTGCTTCTTCTCCGCCTTCTCCACCACCTTCTTCACCACCGCCTGAGCCGGCTTCAACTGTTTTATCTTCGTCAGTATCAGATATCCTCTCATCTACGAGGACTGCGATTTGTTCTTCTGTCATTTCTAGAATATTCTTTCTAATGTATGTCCTGCTAACCAGACCTTCTGGCGCTGTACCAGCAATTTCGAATTTTGCCCTGATAAGCTCAAGTTTCTGCTGCTGAGCAATTGATGATGGGTTGGATAACTTGAGCTCGAAATCAACGAGGTCATCGCCGTCGTAGCCGTGAGAATACAGATGAATCATAGCCAATTTATTGAGCTCAGCTACAATGGTTTTCTGAATCCTCTGAATTGTTCTAGAAAACCTAATGTCCTCCTGCGCCAATGTTGCTTTAGCACCAATCTCTTCATCGTAACCGAGATAAGCTTTCGGTATTTTTAATGCAGCGAATAGCTTTTTCTGAATATACTCTACATCCTCGATTGCTGATGCATTTTGGCCGCCGGCCAGTGTTTCAATCTTTGTGCCTGATTCTCCGCCTCGAACGGGAAGAAAATAATCCTCATCGACACTCATAGGATTGTAGCGAAGATCTACTTTTCCTGTGTCTCTATCAACAATCTGATTTCGCTTAAGGCTAGTTTTAGCTTGTTCTAGATAATTTGCGACTTCCTCTGGCGGAACGTTACCTACATCGACATAAAAGACTCTTCTCTCTGGTGCCCTGATAATTCTGTATACAAGCATTGCGTCTTCAATGAGAATGAGCTGCCTCCAGATTCTTCGTGCTGATTCCAATACTGAGGATCCGTACGGCAGAAATGAATCATTTCCCAATAGTCTGAAATGTGAAAGCTGCCAATTTTCCAAGATCTGATTTCCCTGAGTTATCCATCGAAACCTTACAGCAAGAGGATCATCAGGATCGAACCCTTCCTCTCTTTCGATCTCAGAAATAGAAATTGGAAATGCATTTATCACACCATACTCAGGGCTTACATCATTAAACAGGAAAAAGTCTCCGTACTTACAGAGATTTCGTACCCACATCACAAGATTGAATTCGACATTCAAAGTCTCGTAGAAAAGGTTCTCTAGCAGCTCTTGAACTTTTCTGTTTTCTGAGTAGACGTGTAGCACTACGCCCTTTTCATCGGGAGACACGCACTCTTCTGCGTAAATGTCTAGTGCAGATGCAATTTCAGGTGTTGCTTCCATTTCAGAAAAGTCACCACATG